AACGTTTATATACAATGCAATTTATAATATTAGATTGCATTAATATATAAATTTTATCCCGTGCAATAATGCACATTTAAACAAGGAAACATGGACATGACTACATTTACTTTTATCAAATCAGCAGTTGCAAGCGAAATTATGCAATTGCCAAAAATCAGCTTTGATTGTCATCAAGACAATGCACAGGAATTACTCGACCATATCGAATCAAACGGTTATTGTCAGCCGCATGAAATCGGAACAACGGCTGAAGCTTATGACATTGTTTGGAGTGATCTAGCACGTAACACTGACTACGAAATGCCGGATTTTAGTTATTGTAAGTCAAGTTTAGAATGCGTTGAAGCTGAAGGGCAGGCTATTTTAAATGGCGCATACAATGAGGCTATTAATGAAATAGCAAAGGACATTGCAAGCGCTATTGATGAATGTTTTAACTATGACTTTGGTGAGCTAGAATTGACTGAGATGTATATCGGCATATCTGGACTAGGGCATATCCCTCATGATTATGAAACAGACATAGCAGATTCTAGTATGCTTATTTGGGTGAAATACAAAAAGATACAAATTACAATTGAAGGCGTTATATTGTTCGGTATTTTAGAACAAGTTGAATGTTAACCAACACAGTAAACCGTGCATTGTATTATAGTGATATGATGCACACAATTTAAAATTATTTTAAAGTGAGTATTTAGAAATGAGTTTTAGAAATGGCGGTATTCAATTACCCGATGATGTAACATCTAAAGGATATAAGCAAACGGCAAGCTATACATACGAACAAGTGTTTTATAGTAAAAAACACAATTTTACGGGAACTGAAAAGGAATTTGTTAGTGCTGGATTAGCTTATCAATATTGTGATTTTGGAAATCATAAAAGATTGATTAAATTAGTTTAATATAGGTATAAGACAATGAATATTGATAATTTATACAACGCTAGGTTTGCAACTTTTAAAGATGTAGGAACAATTGTTTTAAATGACGGCAGTGAAAAGTACATTAAATGTATGAACAATTCTATCGAGTCAATTATTTTAGTATTTCGTGCATATGGTAATTATAAAGATTGGTTAAAATGTAATGGTTTTAATGACAATGTAAAATCTTGGAAATGTTTTTATAACTTAGTGTTATCTTGTGATTGGAAAAATGAAGCTGATAAAAACATTGCAACAGCTAACTATGTTTTAAATGATCATATCAAACACCCTGTTTTCTACACAAGAATGATTAATGTTAAGTGAGGTATAAGACAATGAATAATATAGTTAATCATGCTCAAATCGACGCTATCATCAGCTACAAAAAGACACGTTCAATTAATGAATATACTGCTCGATTAAGTATCTTTAAAAACATTAATAACGGAGTTGAGAATGAATGCATTAATGAAGTGTCATATATAAAAGCCAACGATTTACATGCATTGCAAACTGAAGTTTTAAAGCATTGGGAGAATGTTAGTACAAGCTTTAAAAAACAGTTTACTTTATCATTTTGCAACGACCGTATGACTACTTATAAATATCGTTGTAATAAAATGGTAAGTAGTATTACAAGCTACAATTGAATGGCTAAAGGCAATTAATAAAGGATTTTAAAATGAGTAACTCATTAAATAATGTGAACAAAAAAGATGTGTGTGCAATTGAAATTGTTTATATGGGAGGAAAAAGGAGGTTTTTTAATTTAAGCAATCCAGTCTTTCGTTATGATGCCTTGGACTTACAAGTAAGGTTAGAAAGTTTTAAAGATGTTTTTCGTGTAAATTGTCATACGACATTAAATAAGTATTTTTAAAGGTGAAATGAAAATGAGTAAGTTATTTAAAAAAGATATAAAACCATTTTTGAATGCTTTGTATAAACTAACTGATAAAAGATTTAATTTTAATATTGTTCACAGTTACGAAAATGGAATTGTAGGTTATAGTTTAGAAATGTATTTTTATGATAAATATATTGCATCATGTTCAATTCCAGACTTCGACATTACAACGGCAGTGGACTGTTTAATTGATCTATTGAATTATGCAGAATTAAAAAATAACCAAGCTTATTTTGACAGTTATGGGATAGGTTTTAAAATATATCATTGTAAAAATTTGAATGGTAAAAAATATTATTCATTCAAAAAACATGATCAAGATAAATGGGTAAAAATATCAGATAAACTTGCAACCTATATATTAGATCAAAATGACATTACAATAGATGGGTTATGTGATAGCGTTATTTCGTATTGTCAGTATGCCTGTTATTACAATGTAAATCTAAAGGGTGGTTTATAACATGCTTATAATCAATAAATATACAAATCCGCAAACAGGTGCAGTATCAGTATGCTGCCACGTTATGAAAAACGAAAAACTTATCAAGTCATATAATCCAATGGCTGAGGAGGATTTAGAGTTATTTAAAGGACGTTTTAAACGTGCTATGATTAACCATGTTAGTCATAGATCGAGATTGAGTGTTATTGAAATAACTGAAGGGTTTTAATTATGAATGTCAAGGATGGAGTTATAGTTGAATAATTCTTAAATTATTTTATAAATTTAAAAAAGGTGCTCTTTTATAGTTGCATCTTTTTTGTTTACCTATATAATTGAAAGTATAGAAAGCAATAATGCTTTACCTTAAAGGAAATGAAAATGAATAAAGCTAGATTATTAAACGCTGCTAAAGCTACTCTAACAAAAAACAATATGCTAAAGGTTTTTTCGTACCTTTGTTATGCTTTAAACGTTAACATTAACGACAAAGTAGATTTATTAGAACTAGCAGAACAGTTGATTGTCGATGACGAAGACATTGCTTATTGTGTTAATAACACCTACAAAAATTTAAACTATGCGAACGGTTTAACAAATATTTACAACGACATTATTAAAAAATATTAATCTTTTAAATTTAAAGGTGCAAAAAATGGATGCCAATCAAATAGCTTTTATCATATTGTTTTCATTTGGTATCTTAGCATTCCTTTACTTGCTGGGATGTGATAGCGAATAAATAACACAATTACTCACATAAACCAGCGTATACGCTGGTTTTTTTACGCCTATATACAATGCACTGTATAATGATAAACTTATTTATCTTATTATTTGTTTATTATTAATTTGTTTATCTTACTATCTTTTGTGTCGTATTTTTGCCTATCTTTTTATTATTATTTTTATTATGTGTTGTCATCTTTTGTTTGTTTTTTGTTACGCAACCATACCCTCGACCATACCGCCAATCCATTAAAAGTTATCCACAAGCTCAATACTTATCCACAGGTTATAAAGTTATCCACAGACTTATCCACAGCCTTGACTGCAAGTAATAACCAACATAAATGAGATTACACATATACACTCAGTGAACACACGTAAACTCAGTGAACACCTATACACTAAAACACAATTATGTAATCATATTTAAACAACAAGTAATCAAAATAAGTGATGAATAGAGCACTAACACACAAGAAAAAAGAATGATTAAAAATGATATGTAACATGACATTAGCACTTGAGAACTTAAATATTTATTATAGATATTTTAGAATCATTGATAGGTGAGAATGGGGAAGTATGGGCGCTGTTAAGCAACACTTCTGTTAATACAGTTTTTAACTAGGAATGTAGTGCTACCAATGCCTTAACAATAGAAAGATAACAATAGAATAACAATGAAAGAACAATAGATATGATAGATATTTTGATACTAATTTTATTGTTAATTGTGATAGTGCTAGAGGTGTTCTTAGACTGGTGTATTATATTGATTATTATTAGAGATATTTCATTCCTATTATATTTTAGTATGTAGATATTTTAAGGTGTTTATTTATTTTTGGTGTGTTTATATTATATCTATTTATTATACACTCATAGATATTTTGATTATATGAAATATTATCTTTCTTACTTACACCATTATCAAATTTTAGGGATTGGGTATTTAATTTATTTACCTAATTTGTTTGTGTCTTTGATTAAACTTCCTATAGTGCTAAATTTGGGTGTCATCTTTTAGTTCATACCTTTGTACACATAAGAAACCTATCAAGCACCTACCAAACATCTAAAGATATTTTTCTTATAGTATTAATATTTATATAAAGAAATTTTGAGGTAAAAGTGCAAATTTTGCACTCTAAGCGTAAAATTCAGTGGTTAAAAATTATACAAAGAAAAAGGACAACCCTAAAGTCATCCTTTTGTTGTGATTAACATATGTTTTAAGTTATAACACCTAATTTCCTAAGTTCTTTTAACCAGTACTTGATTGTCCTAATACTAACCCCAATCTCAGTTGCCATTTCATTAATATTAGGTTCTTTCTTAGATGTATAGATAGCATAAAGTTTTAGCTTTCTATCATCCTTGATCTTATCTTCAACTAGAGATAGTCTTTGTTTAATTTCAATCATCTCTGTTGTGTTGTTATCAACTTGAACACCAATATCTAATTGATTTACAGCTAGTAGGGATAGTTTATAATCCATCTCCGCTAGGTGCTTCTCAATCTCTAATAACCTATCATCTCTGTCACTATTACTTTTAGCGTTATAGACATAGTTAATAGTTTGCATTGGTGTTTTCTGTTTATTTACAGCTCTCTTACTCAAGTGCTTAGTCTTAGTAAGTTTCTTTTGTGTTGGGTGCTGTAAGTGCAAATCAAAAACATCGCCTGATGGGAAGTTTGGTTTGTTCTTACTTTCTTTTAACAAATCAATATCCTCTTGTGCTTCAACAGACATACTTACAATATCTTCTATTGTGCTGTTCTGTGTATCTGTGTTTAGTACACCTCCCCAAATATCAGTTACTACCTCCACTAATCTTTTGTTCTTTTCACTATCAGAAAAAGAGGTAAGAATATTAATCTTTTCCAAACTAATAATCTTACTTTCTCTGTGTAGCTCTTTAAGTCTAGCTATCTGATAGTTTCTGTAATCATCACCTTCTAAGTAGTCTTGATACTCCTTAATGTTGAAAGGTTGTAATTGCTGTGATTGTTGTTCAGTCATCATAATCCTCTTGTTCGTTTTCGAGTTCTTCTAAAGAATATTGGTACTCTTCTAAGAAGTCTTTTGGTAGTTGTATTGTGTTAATAGCACGAGTACAGGCAACATAGAATAGATTTACTTCTTGTTGATTGTACCCACTGTCACCAACGGATTTTAAGATTGTCTCAGTATTAAAATCATCAGCAATAATTACATTACTCCATTCCATACCTTTACTCTTATGTGCTGTTGTTAAGATAATATTGTAAGGTTTATTACTCTTACTATCTTTAATTAAAGTGTCTAAAGCTTTGGTGTATGTAAATGTTTTATGGTTAAGAACAATATCGGTTAATCTCTTAATCTCAGGGTTGTCCTTAGCATCATCTAGCATTTCCGACCAAGTAGCATATACTGCAATTTCATCGTCTTTAATGTTTGTGTTATCTTCTTTGAACAAAGCGTAACTACTGTTAATCATACTTTTAAATTTCTTAGGGTCGATCTCGCATTTAACCTTAGCACCTTGTTCAATTAGACGTACCGCTTCTGATAGTAGTGCTGAGTTTGTTCTAAAAATCTTAGTGTATTGTTCAGAATCAACTTTAGTAATCTTACTAGCAATACTCTCCATACCTCTTACTTGAATGCTTCCATCAATAATGAAAGTAGCTAAATCGGCAATCTCTTGCCCATAACGAAAAGATTTAGATAACACCTTTGTTGGTGCTTTAATCTTCTCCATAGCGTTTACAGCTTGTCTAAAAGCATAAATGCTTTGGTACGTATCACCTACGTAGACAACCTTGCAATGCTCTTGTCGTGAGATAATGTCTAATACTACAGGAGAAGAATCCTGTGCTTCATCTAAATAAATGATGTCATAAGGCAATACAGGTTTAGATAACTGATACAACTTTTGATAAGTGTCGTGTTCAATCTTAACTGGTGATTTAGGGTTTACCTTATCTCTCCATAGTCGTTCTGCCACAGATAATACTTCAATCTTAAAATTGTCTGCATTAAAACGCTTATGTTTCTTAGCTAAGTCCTCAACCTCTTTCTTTGGGATGTGACTAATACCTATACTCTCATTAGAACTGTTTTGGTATCTCTCTACTGTGACTTTAGCTAACACTGCTACAGTTCGTGCTGGAATATAAACATTTCTACTCACCAAGAAGTCTTGAACATCATAAAGTTTAACAATCTCTTTGGCTGTACGTCCTCGATTAATGTATACACTATCTAAGATGTTTAGTTTGTGAAGTAGATACTTACCAAATACACTATAAGCTAATGAATGCACTGTTCTACAATCAGTGTGACTAGGGAAAGTCTTAGACGCTTCCACAGCATTTTGCTTATTAAAGCAAATATACAGAGATGGTTGAGTGTGTTCTTGTGCTAAAAGTCTTAACGTACTTGATTTGCCACTACCTGCTACAGCATTTACTTTCATAATCTTGTGTTCTTTAAAAGCAGTTAGAATATCTTGCTGTTCTTGTGTTGGTGTAAATTTCATTTCATATCTCCTTATGACGCAAGTCATATACTGTTTAAGTTAAATCAATTATACATATTTCATTTCTGTGTGTCAAATAAAAAGAGAGTGGTGTATAAGATTATACGCTCTCTTAGTTTTATCTATACTTTCTTAACACCGTCAATAATCTTTACATGATGTGTAAAACCATCTCCGTAACAAGAGAAGTCATCATACTCACTCCAATAGAATACAAGACCGTAATCACTATCTAAAGAGGTTATATACTGCGTATCACTGTCTTCACCCCAACCAACACCGCTAATAATAGGTTTATTAAGAGCTTTAAGTATCTCCTCTAACTCTATTTTATTTGAGTATTGGTAGGTGTCGTCACAAACAAGATACTTCTCAATAGAGTTAAAATCCATTTCATCAAAAGAATCTTCATGTCCTTCATACCAATCAAATTCAACTAACTCTATAACCTCCTCTACATCATCCTCAAGGTATTCTGTAGAATCTTTAGGGTCATCGTAATTGTATAGAACATAAACAGCTTTGTTTGGAAAATCACAAGTATCGTGTACTTGTAGCTGTAGAGTACGTCCATCTTTTAGTTTACAAAGATAAACCTTAGAGTCGTTATATTCATTTACTACACTTGCGTAATTCATTTAAATCTCCTTTAACCTAATATATTGTCAATATTACACAAATATTTTCAATAAAGCAATAAAAAAGAGCTAAAAAAGCTCTTAATTTAGATTCAACTGAAATGTATTGTGTTTGTCTTATGTGAATGCTCTCCAATTACATCAAAAGCTTCATAAGAGTAATATACACCATCTTTACTTGGTATATCAAACCATCCAGCACTTTGATCTTCTAATTGGTTGTGTGTCCCTAGCCCATGTACCCTACACACTTTAACATCTAACCAAGTCAGTAAAGCTGATAGTGAACAGAACACACCTTCAACAAACACGTCTCTATCTGTCCTAGAGGAGTATAGAATATATACTTTCATCTACTTCTTCCTTTGTCTTTTGCTTCTGTTCTTAACCCTTGTCTTATGATGAGGTACAGTTTCTTTCCACTTCTCTTGTGTTTCGTTTACTTCTCGTTTCATCATAGATGATTCAAGATCATAAGATCGGACATAAGAAGTTTTACCAACAATGATATTGTGCATCTTACCATCATCATGAAGCTCTGTAGATTCAGAACCTCTACCTAGTACGTCAGATACCCAACCAATATGTTTAGAGCCTTTAGCTATATTGTCTTTCGTCTTAATATGTTTACGAATGTACATAACAACAAGTGCAAGTATTAAAGCTAAAAACGATACAATAAATAATAACGCAAATACATCCATTATTTAAAGTCTCCTACACATATCATGTAAACTTGCTTACCAAACTCATTACTTAAATAAGCTTTCCCGTATTTACTCTCTACAATATTTAATTGCCAAGCAGTATAAGTAATTTCATCTAAGATAAGTTTAATATCTTTCTCAGCTTGTGTTGTAGGTTTCGGTGCTACAGAAATAACATCTGAATATTTAGCACCATTCTGACGTAGATTAGATACATCTTCAGCAAACTCAGCAATGCTTTCACAAAGGGTAAGCTCTACACCAACAGGGTTTAGAGAGTTGTCTACTATCTGTGCTTGTGCAGGGGCATACTGACAAGAGAGTAGTAATACACTAAAGATGCTTAATAATTTATTTTTAAGTTTCATGTTCAACTCTCCAAATCATTGATTAAGTTTTTAAGATAAACAATTTGCTGATTAATTTCACTGGAAATACCAGAACACGTGTCACTATTTGTGTAGTATACAAAATCTTCTAAATCTCCCCGAGCAAACTCAAGTTGGGTTAAAGCACTCTTTAAAAGCTTCATGTTTGCTTTAGTTGTCATTTTAAATCTCCTTAATTAATTTGTTCTCTAAATATAATACAACCAATTAACCGTTGTCAATAAGTTTTTGTATATCTGTAATCAGCTTTTCATCCGTTGTTGGGAACATTATTTCAATTGGTATCATACCTGACGATCTCAAGTGTACTTCAAAATGAGAAAATTCTTTTATTTCACCAAAATATACTGAGTTTATTTTTTCAAATATTGGTAAAATCTGAATAACCTGAATATCTCCGCTTTGAGTTAGTTTTAATGTCAAGCCGTTTTCAAAATCAATGATTAATTCTTCAATCTTACTCTTAACTTCATATTTCATTACATCTCTCCAATTTTTTATCAAAAATCCAGTTAACACCACCTTCTGAGATGATGTGCTTGCTGTGTTCATACAAATTTCCACAACTGACGTGTTTAAAATCTAAAAATGGGGTAACTATTTCAGTTATACCACTATTTACGATGCTTGAACAGCACTGAGGACATGCTCCCAATGTTATAAGCATCGTCTTACCAACAACATCTGAACGTAAACGTAGTGCGTTAGTTAAACAAGATAATTCTGCATGACTTGTATAAACATATTTAAGGGGTCTTGAATTTCTTTCATAAATATGACTAACTCCTCTTGGTAAGTCATTCCAACCACTGCTAATTACAACTTTGTTCTTTGTATCTATGACTAAAGCACCCACTTTTGTATTTTCATCTTTAGACATCTTTGCTGTTGTGTGTAAAATGTCTATGAAGTAATTTTTCCATCTGTCAGAAAGATTATTCCAACTCATTTAGTTCCCCTCAACCGTTCCATAAGTTACACTAACACCACTTAAGGTAAAGCACTTATCACTTACACTTTGGTAATACTTACTCATACTACTTTGTCCTGAGCTAAGAACATTATTAAAATACACCCAATCAGCTTTAGGCAATACGATATGTGTATCTTCCTTATTTATACCTAATCGTAATAAAGCTCCGTTTAATTGTAAGAGGGTGTTCTTTAATTTAACAATCTCTTCTTCACTCAGTTTATTATGTTCTTTCATTAGTTATCTCCTTAATTTATTTTAACCAAATCTTACTTTGATCACACGTACTTTATCGCATTTCTTACAAACTTCTACATATTCGTGAGTGTTATTCCAACACCTGTAAACGTAGTGATGAAAGCAGAATAATTGACTTAGGAATTTGAGTATCACTCTTTATTCTCCTACAAATTATAAGTTAAAATCATTTCTGTACCATTATTCTTAGTAGCAACATCCTTATATAGATCGTAGATACATTTTACCATATCGTCAGCCCAATCTTTCTCTTCTTGAACTTGCTTAGAACATAAGGAAATCTCTTCCATTTCTTCTAATAACTCTTGTTCAGTCACTCCGTAGATTTCTTGAACATCACCGTACTTCTTAACATCTTCAAGTAAATCTTCTTTTGATCTACTCACGTACATTCCATCGTCAACAATATTGAATAATTTGTAACCGTTGATTTTTAAGTTACATGGTGTACCGCATTGTTGTGTTTTCTTACACGTCATTTAATTTCTCCATAAAAAGGATGTAATAGATTTTAACCCACTACATCCTATGTGTCAATATTTATTTAAGAAGGTAGAATTTTCTTCTTGGCTGGTTTGTCACCAAGTTCCTCTTGTTGTAAGCGTTCCATTTCTTGTTCAAAACATTTTTGATGATATTCAGTATATGTGTCTAAACGATCAGCAATTTCTTCTGCATCAAAGTAGTAATCTTGTCCGTTTAGAACATTCTCAATTTCACTTTCAGTTAAGAATCCTGAATAACGTTCTTTCACCATACGGTGCAGTTTCTTACGAGCAAACATGATTGAAGCGTAGTTCTCATGTTCTTTTCCTACTGTACCACCTGAAGCGGAATGGATGAAGAACTCTGCACTGTCCGCCAAACTCCAACTATGACACGCTAAGAACACCATCGTAGCCATACTTCCACAACTATGTTCGATGAATCCATGCACATGAGCTTGTGACTCTTTAATGCAATTAATGATCATATCGCCAGTTGACAATAAGCCTCCTCCTGAGTTAAACCTAATCACGAACTGGTCATTTTCATTAGCACTTCGTAAAGCATCACATAACTCCACATAATCACTTGGTTCACCAATATCATCTACTAAGTAGTATTCGTATAATGTTGAAACCATTTCTTTACGGAGTAGTCTACTCGACTTATCTGACATTGGGAATAAGTCTAATCCACCAAAATCTGAGTTGTTTGTCGTTTTACCTACCTTTCCTAAAGTTTTATGTTTCATTTAAATCCCCCTAATCTGTAATTTCTGTTTGGTAGTTCATTAAAGCCTCGCATATACCAGTTGCTGTTTCAACCCTAAAACCCTCATACTTTAACTTGTTTTCTAAACGTCTTTTATCATTCCGAGCGTTTACATTAGACAAAGTAACCTCCTTATTGAACATACTGCAAAGCAGGGTAAACCATAATATAGAAAGGCAGCATTATAATCATTGAAATCGCAATCCCAATACAAGAACCAACCTTACGTGCTGTGTCTTTAACAACCGACATCTGAACTAATTGGATTCCCCAGCGCATACAAGTTACCACAACAATAAACCAATATAAAAAATAAATCATTCAAATCTCCTTTAAGTCATGTCTAAATTTTCATAATTTTCTGTAATAAAACGAGAGAACTCTCCACGTTTGTTTTCAGAATGGTCTAAGTAAGCATAGTGGAAAAGTTCATTATTTGAAACACGATTACCGTCATCATCTAATTCTGTAACTCGTTTAATTAAATCTGAGAAACCATCTTTACGCCATTTTGTTGAGTAACGCTGTTTAGCATCACCAGCTACCACAACAACACTATTATCTGTGATTCGCTCCAATACAAGTTTATTAATTTCCGGAGTCATCCATTGGTTTTCATCAATTATGATGATTTTTCTGTCCCAAGTTTCCCCACCACACCAATTTGGAAATTTGAACTCGATTCGCCCTAGTCGCTCTTCCATCTCAAGCTTTTCTTTAGACATAAAAGAATGAAAAATGCTTCGCATTGCTTCTAAGTGAACATCGAATTTAACTTCGTTTGTTGACAAAGCACCTAAATCATCAATACCTAAAGTGCTTGGTGTTTTAATGAAAAGAATCTGATCAAACTTACCTGTTTTCATCATTTTCAAAGCTTGGAACACGATGGTAGATGACTTACCACAGTTTCCTGTAATAAAAACCTGATTATTTCTTCGAAGTACTAAGAAACCAGAAGGAACTGTGAAACAGTATTTAATACCATCGACAGATTTCTCTTGTTTAAAATAACTTTTCACACCGTCATTACACCCTAAAAGACGAATGTTTGTTTGCTTTGTAAACAAAACTCGATATTCTAAAGACTTTCGTTCGTATGAACCATCTTTATAAGTTTCACCAACCCTGTCTGTGATAGAGATAGAGCTTCTGTAACCACAGATATTTCCAATATATTGCATAACATCTGCATCAACTTTAGATGATGTACTAAAACAAGGAAGTCTGTTTCCTTTGGTTTCAAAATTACCGTCCCAATATTTCTGTTCATCAAAGATGATTTCTGCATCATCTTTAGAACAGAACATCCAGTCATCATAAGATTTTGAACAGTTTTTAGCATAAAAACTTATTGAGGTGTATCCTGAAGATTCAGATTTAGTCAGCTTGTAGTCAATACCAACACAACTCAGTAATCGCTTTAATCTTTCAATTTTTCTCTCTTTCTTTAAGTTAAAGTGACAAAGCTTTGTATTTTCATTTGAAAAACTTCCGTCCGCTTTAATCGCAACAGATAGCCTTAACATATTCTCACTCAACCCTAAAGACTTACCAGAGTAATTGTACGTTGTTGAAATAGTTCCTTCAAAACCACAAACATTCTTATCGTGGACTTTAATAAGTTCTTCAACAGAAATTTTATTAAGTTTATCTTTTTTACGAACACTGTATGCAACATTGTGATCTAATGAAAGCCACTGGTCTATACCTCTCTCTGTCTTTATTGTATAGAACGTATCACAAGGTTCTTTAATATAGTATATCGGTTCAACTAAGTTTGCATTTAAACCGTTTTGACTAACTTGCATGACCAGATCACCTTTCACATAATCAGAGATTTTCTTCCAACCGTTTTGTGATAAAAACTCTGTATCTCTGTCTACACATCCTGACGGAGCTTCAACAATGGTACAGATATGATTAGACATACCATAAATAATACTCTTTTGTGCAACAGATGGTTTGAACCAACTAAGATCGTATTCTTCATTGCACACAACACGTTCTGAACTTACTTGTGACTCACCTCGTTGCTTACGTTGATCGTGTTTATCACCAATTGCCTGTCCTTGACTATAATAAACTCTTGGTGGTTTGTGTTGTTGTCTACGTCTACTCATTCTAAATCTCCATAGTTATTGAAGTTTTAAAGTAACACACCTAAATACGATTAGCAAGTAGGTGTGTTAATATTTTATTAAGTTGTTTTCTTAGGTTTGTAAAGAAGCTTTAACTGAGTTCAACCAATCTTGCACAGCATCAAGAACTTGTGTGATCTGCTCAACACTATCTTGTTCATTGATTGTTGCTTCTAGTTTAACCGAACTGCTCTTAACGGTAATAACACCATTCTCGTCAGTTTCTTTCCTCTTAAAGTTTTTAAGAGACACAGATGAGAAGCTACTATCTTCAACGTCACGCTCTGTCATATTCACCTCTAAATTGTTTTCTTAGTTTGAGTACGTGTTTTTGGTTGCCCCTTTTCATTCTGCGTAGTTGGTACACTATCAACATCTTGTTTAGGCTCTTCAGTATGTAACTTCACTTCAACTTCAGGTTGTGTCTCTTCTGTCTTAGGTACGTTTAAGTGGTTGCCTTGTAAATCAATTCGATAGTGGTGACGTGGTACTATAATTGCTGAGTAGTAACTTCCAAACCCTCCGCTAGGTGCTTTGTTTCCTTCCATTGTTACAACAAACCCTTTTGCTGCTAACTCACACAGTTCAAAACAGAACTCAGGTAGGCTGTATCCGATTACGGTAATACTTCCATCGTGGTTAAACTCTGTAGACATATTTAATTTTCCTCTTTTGTTAATTAATCTGTAATCTTCTTAGTCTGTAAGAAGAACTTTGTAATTGATTAGTTTATCATAGACACGATCATCAACCTGTCCACGCCATTTCTCTGCTAACTCTTTAGCACGATTCTCTTTAGCTTGTTTGTATGCAATGAAAGCACTCCACTCGTTGTCGTGGTATGATTCAATTAAATCCCTACCGTTACTGTATTTAGCTGTATAGGGTTTTGTTTGTAACTTGTCGTTGTATGACACACCTGTTGGATACTTTTGCGTACCCTTCTTTTTAGGTCTTATGAAGAAAGCATTTACTTCTTGAGGAACTAACACACAAGTATCTTCAGCATACACTTTACAATCTTCTGATAAAATATCTTTATCTAGGTGAAAACCGTCCATGTGCGCACCAACTTGCGTATTGTACCAATCCTTGAAATAAGATGCATTGTGGAACTCTTCTGAAACAATGCAATATTTGTACGCTTCTAATTCCTTATTGCCGTAACACCGATCTAGCATTCCACGCCAAGTTGTGTACTCTTTTGAAGGATTTCCGTCTTGATCGAGAGTTGAGTAATCTCCTAAGTATCCAACACCACAGACTGTAGGGAAATACCTGTCTAAAACTGTACCGTTGTCTACTTGATCTGCACTTACCCATACCTCTGTGTTTGTTGTCAAGAATATTGCTTTCATTCTGTCTAAATTATTTGCTAATACAATTTGGTAGTATCCTGTATCATTTGATAAGAATATCTTACCGTAATAGTCCATTGTTTTACGTGTCATACAAACCCCTTAATGTTTAAATTAAAACACAAGTCTCCTAACTCTTATGTTTTCTTGATTACAGTTTAACACAAGAAGTCACATTTGCAACCCCTTTTAGCATAAAAATATGAGAAATATTTAATTCTTTATTTTACATACACTTAACCTCAGTTACAAAATTAATTGCTTGATAGGGGGTTGACAGCATAGATTCATGGGTTAAGATAAAAGAATGCCCCGCAGGGTTGGATATATTTATCTAGTTTAAATAATATTACTATATTGAATACATGAGCTATGTATGATTCAAGAGCTTTTATATAATTATATATATATTAATAAATACTAAATATAATACTTACTATAATACTTATATTAAATACTAATAATATACTTAATATAAATACTTACTATAAGTATATCTTATATACACTTTAAGTATTACATACTGTATTAGATATACTCCTATATGATTTAACAAGAATAAATCTTATTTAGATATAATTAGATTGTATACCTGTCTTAGGTGTTGTCTTGTTTGGTGTTTAAGATCATTCTTGTTTTGGTGCTAATAGCGAAGCGATCTGTTGTGTTCGGTGTCTTGGTGCTAAGAAGATACTTGATTGAGTTAAACCCAATACACTCAATTAAACTCAATCTTGTGGTGTTTCTTGTTTGTTTGGTGTAATTTGATTAAATTTAACCTGTTTTGGTGTAAAAATATAAAAATATTTGTGTTTTGTGCAAGAATCAACCTGAAAGGGGTTGACACTGGAAGAACATGCTGTATACTATCCTTATACCCACAAGAAAACATGCATTACCTCTTGTTCGGTTAAGGCGGTAGATCGAAGTTCTCCTAACTTCCTTGCTATCTGTGGAGAGTCAACTCCACACTGAAATCTCCTAAGTCGCTACTCGTTCATATTGAAGTTCATCTCCTTACTTTGATATGATTGCTAGGTAGTCCGCATAATCGTAAGCGGAAATTGTTAATATCTACAAGCACCTTATTCGCTCTAGGGTGTTTCTAAATATTAATCACCCACAGGAGCGAATTGTGGAAAACGAGTGCGAAGTATGGAAAGACGTTGTTGGTTTGGAAAATTACTACAAAATAAGTAATTTTGGCAAGGTTTTCTCTAAAAGGTCGGACAAGGTAGTCAAACCGGCTTTATTAGAAAATGGTTATCTAAGAATACATACAAAGATATGTGGTTCTCATGTTAGGTTTAGGGTTCACAAAGCTGTTGCTGAAGCATTTATAGAACGTGGTCGTGAAGATCAAGTTTATGTAAATCACATCGACGGAGATAAACAGAACAACCACTATCTAAATTTAGAGTGGTGCACTTTATCTGAGAATCAGATTCATGCAAGGTTAACTGGCCTCCACCCTAAAATTTATGAAGAAGGTCATAGAAAGTTGGATCGGGATAGTGTGAAATTTATAAGAGATAATCACACTAAAGGGTGTCCAAAATACGGTGTTGTTGGACTATCAAAAATGTTTGGGATGTGCACTGCAAGTATTGTTAGACTACTTAAAGGTATAACCTATAAGGATGTTGTATAGGTAACTACGTGGACACTCGTCATTCAAAGAGTCATCTCCTTCTTTTTGTTTGTTGCTAGGTGTGCTAGATAATCCTAACTAGCATTTATGGTGTGTTAGCTTAATCTAACAAGTAGTTTAAAAGTTTATGGGGCGGTAACATAATTGGATAATGTACCAGAATTCTACTTTGGCTTATGGGGATTCAAGCTCCTCCCGCCCTGCCATTTAAAAGGTGTTCCACTACCTTCATGCTAAACTACAACTCTAGCGTTTTGTACAGAGAAGAACGTGTTTAGATAGTAAAATGAGGATTGAAGTTGATGTAGGGTAGCGAACCTTAGTAGTGCATTTGAGAGTAATCAAACTAACCTTTCAAATGAAATATTACAGCGTTGAGTTAGGTTACATTACTTATGGTGTTATGACCTTCCACCGTACACAAAGGTCAATTAATTCTAGTGAGTGCAAGCTTACAATAGTTGTGTCGCCACTCAAAGAGTGGATGACTTGGTAACAACTGATGTTGTTCAATCACAGTACCTAAGCTGTGCTCCTCGTACAAGGTGTGGGGTTATCTTACTAGTTGATTAATTTGTAAGTGCTGATAGGTAAGCTATCAATTTTATTGAGAAGTGAGTAAGCGTAAAACAAATTAGCTAATACAAATGTACGCCATAATAAGTGCGAGTCTTAGGTTGTTTGAACACACAAACAACAAGTATTAGGTGCTCATTTCATCAATAAGATTTTAAAACAAGTTTAATGGTTTTATTGAGAAGTAATTGGTCGGAGAGTATCCTTTCAGTTGTTTGAAAAGCTTGAAACTTCTTATCCAAGTTTTAGATTGTCTGTGTAACTATTTGCAATGTCGTTACAGATTACTTCATCAATAAAATTATAATAACGAATTAAGGATAATATGTATGTCAGGTCGTTGCGTGTGTTGTAATACGGTACTACTAAGAACTACAGGTAAACGTAAATTAGCTGATGGTTCAATTATAGAAGAAACATTCTGTAATGTTTGTAGAAACGAAGTTAATAAAATATTACGTGATGATAGTTACACTAAGGACGCAAAGTTCGAGGGTATTGTAGAACAGCAAATGTTTTATGGATGTGTAACTCCTCAGAAGAACCCTGTTTATTAATGTTTTATAAATAGAGGAGTTGCAGGATTCTCCTACCTCGTGATAACGACGAGTTAATCAACACCTGCACTAATTTTAAGTTTTATAACAAGAAAGAAAACAACAATAAATAAGAACTTAGCAATTAAGTTCAATAAACACCCTTATCGGGTTGTTGTGGAGAGGGGAACAGCTCTGTGTTCTCAGCATCAAGGCAGGATAGTGTGGCTGTTGGTGTGTCTATTACGATAAAGGATAATACATGGCTGCAATTTATAATTTCTCAATTGAAAAAAGTATACCTTTTCAGAAAATGATTCTTTTGAAGAACTCGGACAACTCTGTAAAAGATTTAACTGGGTATTCTGCTAGGATGCAGATCAAGCCTTATAAAAGCTCAAAAGAAATTCTTCTTGATCTAAGTACAACAAATTTAAAACTACGCATAGATATCCCTACTGGTGCCGTAACTATTATTCTAAGTAGTGACGACACAGACTTACTACATTATACCAAATCTGTATATGACTTAATTCTTATTAAAGGAGAAAAAACATTTAAAGCATTAGAAGGTAATATTACAGTAAGTATGGGAGTAACTGAATGGAAGACTTAATTGTAGTTATTGAAGAAAGTCTGCCTTCTATAGTAATTTCTGTAGTAGATGCAGACACAAATATTAAAATTCCACCAAATACAAATACTAATTCATTAGGGTCTTTATCTGATGTAAATACTTCCTTTGCTCAAGATGGTCAAGTACTAACTTTTCAATCAGGCGAATGGGTTGCAGAAAATATCACTGATGAATCAATCACTACCCCAATTGATGCGGGTACTTTTAATTAAGGATAAAATATGGCACGTATTCAATTACGCAGAGGTTTAAAGGCAAATTTACCAACTTCAGGTATGCTTGCAGGCGAAGCTCATGTAACTACAGATCGTGGTACATTGCACGTTGCAACAGATGCTACTACTCAAATTCCTGTTGTTCCTGCAATTGATGATTTAACAACATTAGCATCTGTAGACGGAACTGCTGACTTACTGATTATTCACGATGCTTCAGCAACAGGGCAAAAAGAAAAGAAGATTACTTTTGATAGCTTTAAAACAGCATTAAACATTCCTGCTGCAAGCACAGATGAAAAGGTTGCTGTTGTTTCAGGAGGTACTTCAGGTTATGTTTGGGGTACAGATGGGACTGATGGTGTGCTAAGAATGAACTCTAGTATGTCATGGTCTAAAGATGCAGCAAATGGTTTCGTCACTTTAGCTGTTGGTACAGTAGATGGCGGAGTATTCTAATTAAGTTATGGCTACCCTAATTACAAAAAAGAATAGTACAATTGGAGTTGTTCCAAATACTAATCAAATAGAAGTTGGTGAGTTAGCTGTCAACACTGCTGATGGTAAACTTTATACTAAGCATACCGATGATACTATAAAAACTATTGGTTTTAATCTAATACCCTATGAAGTTAATTTAGGTAATAAACCAAGAAAAGAATTTAAATTTACTATCACAGATTCTAATATTCTATCTACATCTAAAGTTGTAGTTTACCCTGATGGGACTCCTGCAACAAACAGAGGGACAGATGATTGGGAATGGGATACAGCTCAATTTGCAGTAAAAACTACCAACGGTTCATGTACAGTGTATTGTATTTTTACAGGAAAAGTAAAAGGTAATCGTAAAATACTGTACGTTATTAATTAAATAGAGGATTAACATGGCTTTAATTGAAACTGGTGATAGTTCAACTGGTGTTGCTAACGTAGATAGTAATTATAATTTAAAGGTAGCATTACCTTCTGTAAAAGCTCAGGCAGGATATGTTGGTATTGCAGGATTTGTAGATGACGCAGGTAATGTACGCATTCCTATTGGAGCTAGTTCACAAGGGTTATTAGGCACAGGATCAGTTCAAGTAGACTTCGAACAAGGGTTTAGTGCTTCTGCTATTTCACCTTCTGTTTGGTCTCAGTTTCTAACTATCATGACAGTTGGTATTGCAAATAATACTATTACATTAAACTCAGGCAACTCTCTTTCTGCATCGGCAGCAGCTCGTTTAGTATCTTATCGACAAGCTAAGACTCCACGAGGTTCAGATAGAATAATCGCTTGGCGTATGATGTTACCTAACCTCGTAACAGGCGCAGTAACAGAGATTGGTGCATTTGCTGCTACAGGTATAACATCTCCAACATCAGGGTCTTTCTTTAGATATGGTTCAGATGGTACTTTACGTGGTGTGACTGTTTCAGTGACAGGTACAGAGTCAACTACAGGAGTTATTCCTACCCCAAGTTTAAACGTAGCACATGACTATGTAATTTGGATAATGAGTAAGTCAATCGTATTTCAGATTGATGATGTTGTTGTTGGAAGTATTCCATTAGGTAATACAGCACCTAGTTCTATTACTTCAGAATCATCTCCGTTTTGTGCAAGATTATATAATGCTTCTGCTACATCTACAGCACAACAAGTTTACTTACATCGTTGTGTAGGTGCTTTATACGGAGGTACTTATGGTTACGATCGAACTTTCTTGGCAGCTTTAGGTGGAGATATTGGGTCTCAAGGTGTCGTAGGCGCAGGAACAGGTTATCTTGCTAACTGGGCTAACTCTGCTGCCCCTTCTTCGACTGCGTTGTCTAATACAGCTACAGGGTACAATAGCCTAGGTGGACAGTTCCAATTTACAGCAGTATCGGGTTCGGAAACAGATTATGCTTTATTCGCATACCAAGTTCCTGCTCAAACCGCAACGAATCAGGGCAGAACTTTAGTTGTACACGGTATTAACATTAGCACATTCAACATGGGCGCAGCAGTAGCTACAACTCCTACGTTATTACAATGGGGTATTGCTCATGATGGTACAGCAGTATCTTTAACGACAGTAGATGGAGTATCGACCAAAGCTCCAAGACGTGTCCCTTTAGGTTGTCAATCACTTCCTGTTGGTTTAGCGGTTGGTGGCAATGTACCTGATTTGCGTGTTGACTTTAGACAACCTTTATCAGTCAATGCAGGAAACTACTTGCATGTAATTTTAAAGATACCTGTTGGAACACCTACACCTTCTCAAATTGTGCGTGGTGTTGTTGCAATTAACGCTACTTGGGAATAAACTAGATCATCATCTATCAGAATATTTAAATGTACAAGGAAGTTACTTAGTAAGATTTCAATAACAAATGAATTAAAAGGATAAAACATGCCAGCACAAACATTTGTCTTAACACAAACCCCAACAAAGATTTTAGATGGTACAAAAGCAGGGTATGTTCAAGAGATTATCAATACAGGTACACGTTTTACCGTATCATCCTCTAATACTGCCCCTAACACCTCTACCGTTCCATATTGTAAGATTTTAAAGAATGATCTCGCTGTTTCAGCAGGATTTCCAATATGGGCGTGGACACCAACCTCAACAGACATTACGGTGACAGTGCTTACCTCAGAAGTCTAATCTCTTTGTGAGGTAAAAATGATAGACGCTCAAAATAAAACAACTACTTTATACTCATATCAAAATGGTATAGGGGCTAACACAGAAGCAATACTTAATCGAACATTAAGACACATTTTGTACGGGCATTTGTACGATGGTGGTGGTAACGGCGGTAATGGTGGAGGTGGTAATGGTGGAGGTGGTAATGGTGGAGGTGTAATACCATCTAATGAGATGCATTTCACTACATTAGCAGGTTCAGTTGATTACGTTGGTACTCAAGGAGATCAAATACTTTTAAGTAACGGCACTATTGTAAACATTACAGATACAAATGATACAGTCACATTTAATGCGCCATCGGGTAAACATAAAGTTAAATTAGTTGAATCGGTTGATAGGAATAATTATGTTTCAGTAGGTGGGGAAGCTTTAGTAGAACTACACAACTTCCCTACGTTAAGTACAGTTACTAAATTTAATTTCACAACTCACAACTACAACCCTTTACCTAACTTAACCAAAGTGCCTGATTTCCTCCCTAGTAACATTATAGATATGGGTGGTATGTTCGACAATGCAAGTGCATTTAATCAACCATTGAACAATTGGAATGTTTCAAGCGTTACTAATATGTTTGGTATGTTCCGCAATGCAACTTCATTTAATCAACCATTGAATAATTGGAATGTATCTAATGTTACTAGTATGTTTGGTATGTTCGCTAATGCAACCTCATTTAATCAACCATTGAACAATTGGAATGTTTCAAGCGTTACTAATATGGGTGGTATGTTCGCTAATGCAACCTCATTTAATCAAGATTTGAATAATTGGAATGTATCTAATGTTACTGATATGTTTGGTATGAATAGTATGTTCGCTAATGCAACCTCATTTAATCAACCATTGAACAATTGGAATGTTTCAAGCGTTACTAATATGGGTGGTATGTTCGCTAATGCAAGTGCATTTAATCAAGATTTATCAATGTGGTGCGTGTCTAACTTCCCAACTATGCCTGATGACTTTAATACTGGTGCTCCTTTATTAGTGGGTGCTAAATTACCAATATGGGGCACATGTCCTGCACCATAGCAGCTATGTAAACCTATCAATCCCGAATATTTGTTATTCGGGATTAAAATAATGGTAAATATTTAATGGTTTAAAAATGGCTACTACATAAAACTTCTCGGTGTTAGACAGGTTAGAGTGGCTACTAACATATTTTATACATATAACAAATTTCAATAACAAATGAATAAATTCTAAATAAAACTCTGATAGGAGGAAAAATGCCATTTGTTAAAGGGCAAAGCGGTAATCCGAAAGGACGAGGTACAGGGAAGGACTTGGTTAATCCCAAGTCTCTTACTGGAACAGAATATCGTGAGAAAGAGTTTAAGCAAATTCTTAGACGATTAAAACCATTAAACAACAAAGCTCTTAAAGTGTTTACAGATATGCTTGAAGATGAAAAAACAACAGAGGCTACTAAAGTTAAAGTTGCAGTATTCATTATGAAAACATATCAAGACATGATGGATGATTTATACAAACCTCTCAACAATCAAGCTTCTGAAGATAAGGATGATGAAGATTTTGATGACACTCCTGCTGTTTCTTTTAAAGTAATTAACGGTGGCAAGTAGTGTTAATTAAGTTTGTCATTTAAACAAAATAAGGAGCATTTAGTGCAAGAACAAAAACAAAGAGAAGTAATTGCTCCTGCCAGTATACCACAAGAGTTGTTTATGAACTCTGATGCAGATATTACTATTGCTAGTGGTAGTGCTGGTAGTAGTAAATCTTATTCTATTTTATTAAGATGGTTTAGATATGTAAATTGCCCACATTCTCGTGGTGTTATCTTCCGAAGAACATCAACTCAGTTATCATCTCAAGGTGGTTTATGGGATGAAGCTCAATCTTTATTCCGTAGAGTTTATGGGAATAAATTAAAAATCAGTCAGAAGCATATGAAGATTACGTTCCCTAGCGGAGCGTCTTTGCAATTCAGTCACTATGAAAACGAAGCTGCAAAAGAGAAGTTCAAAGGTTTACAGGCTGACTATATTGCTTTTGATGAGATGACAGAATTTACCGAAGAGATGGTAACATATCTGCTATCTCGTAACCGTAACGCTCTAGCTGAATTAGATCATAAAGCTTGTTTAGTTGGTGCAACTAACCCTCACTGTGATTCGTTCTTAAAAGAGTGGGTGTGGTGGTGGTTAGACCCTGAGACTGGTATCCCTGACCCTGAAAAGAGAGGAAAGGTTCGTTACTTTGTTAAACAACGTGACGGTACTTTAGATTGGTACGATACAAGAGAAGATGCTGAAAAGGTTTATGGTACGGATGAAGATAATGGTGTCAAGTCCATGTGTGTCATTGGTAGTACAGTCTATGATAACCCTTACATATCTAAGGCATATATCGGTAACTTGAAAACACTATCTCGTGTAGAACAAGACCGACTACTATACGGAAGTTGGACAGCACGAGAAGAATCTACAGGTTACTTCAAACGTGACTGGTTAACTAAAATAAACCATCCTCCTATTAATGTTGTCCAAAGAGTAAGAGCTTGGGATTTGGCTGCATCTGAACCAAGTGAATCATATAAAGACCCTGACTATACAGCAGGAGTTTTAATATCTAAAGATAAAGATAAGATTTACACAATTGAGCATGTAGTGCGTTGTCGTAAGAAGTTCTTAGGTGTAGAGGAGTTAATCCTTAAAACTGCTATAGAGGATGGTAGAGACGTTGTGATTACCTTACCTCTCGATGCTGGTGCTGGTGGTCAAAGTTATGCTAAGACTTTACAAGGTAAGTTAGCAGACTACGGGTTTACAGTTAGATTAATTAAACCTAAAGCTAATAAGGTGTTACGTTTTGGAGCTTTTGCTGCAATAGCAGAATCAGGGCGTGTTCGATATGTTAGTGATGAAAGTTACCCTGTTGATCAACAATGGAACGGTTACTATCTCAACGAACTAGAACAGTTTGATGGTGGTAGGAAAGGACACGATGACTGTGTAGATGCAACCAGCGATGCGTACAATCATATTAGTAAACAATTAGTATTACCCTCTTTCAATATTTCTTCGTTTACAAAAGAAAACCAATTTTCAAGAGATTTTTAATGCAAGGAACAGAATATGAGTGATAAAACAGATGTTACCAAAGCATCTAAAGAGTCTTTGAAATTTACAATTGATCAGTTAGGTTATACTGGACTCAAGATTGCTAACGGTGTGATCAATGAGGAGATTAAACGAGAACTACAATTCCCTCAAAGTATTATGACATACAAACAGATGGGATATGATAGTACAGTTGCTTCAGCACTTAGTTATTATGAGCATATGATGCTTAAAGCAAACTTTGAAGTTAAAGCACACCCTGAAGCTGATGAAACACAACAAGAGTATGCTAAGTTCTTTCAACAGTGCTTAGATGATATGGAGCATTCTTTACAAGACTTCGTTCAAGAAGTTTCTAGTATGAATCAATACGGTTTCTGTGTGAATGAAATCGTACTTCGTAAACGTTTATACTCTAAAGGGTCGTTATATAATGATGGTAAGATCGGTATTCGTAAATTACCAATCCGTTCTCAAGACAGTATTTCTAAATGGGAGTATGACGAAGATCAAAACTTAATTGGTTTGACACAAACTGTTGCTAAGACAGGTAAACGTGGACAAGTGTTGTTATCTTCCAAAGGTGAAGAAATCTTTATTCCACGTAATAAGTTTTTATTATTTCGTTTAGGTAAAAAGAAAGACTCCCCTGTTGGTGATTCACCGTTAAAAGCTTGTTACTATTCTTGGAAGTATAAAGTTGCGGTAGAAGAGCTTGAATCGGTGGGCTTGTCAAGGGATTTAAGCGGAGTTCCTGTCGCATGGATTCCTCCACAGATTATGGCAAATGATGCTGATGAAGCAACCAAAGCGCAGTATAATGACTGGAAGAATATGGTTCGTAATCTACAACAGAACCAACAAGCAGGAATGGTTTTACCATTGATGTACGATGAAAATAGTAAACAACCAGCGTTTAAATTTGAACTATTAAAGAACGAAGGTGGTAAAGCTTACGATACATCAAGTATTAAACAGTATTACAGTAATGCGATTCTTACAGCGTTAAGTGCTGATCTTTTAATCATTGGGCAGAATGGTACAGGTAGTTATGCTTTAGGTACTATTAAAAACAGCTTATCTGCTATTGCTATTGAAGCCAAAGTAAAAGAGATTTGTAACGTAGTTAACCAACATTTAATTCCTATGATTGGAAGAATGAATGGTTGGGATATGACAAAACTACCTTACCTAAGTGTTGACGATTTAGAATCTATTTCACTCGAAGAGGTATCAAAATTTTTGCAACGTGTAGGTAGTATTGGTCTTTTACCTAAGTCACTTCCTGTTGTTAACCGTGTACTCAATCTTATAGGTTTAGATTCATTACCTGACGATACTGATTTAACTGAGCTGTTAACAGACAATACAAGTAAGAGTGGACAAGAACTTGATAATCCATTAGAAGGCAGTCGAAGAACTGCTGGTGCTGGTAACGACAACGATAATAATTTAGATAATGCAGGGTAACGAATTATCCATAATACATAACTAGAAATAATGATTAATGCTTATATTTATAAAAATATTTAATTAAAGTGTTTACAAACAAAACTCTTGATTATATAATACAGATATAAGGCAATGAGAATTGCTACAAATAAATATAAGCTTACTCATAATAACAATTAAAGGGTAAGTAATGACAACAAAGAAAAGAACAAGCAATGTTCCAGTTTTCAAACAAGCACAAGAAGAATTAAAACAAGCAACATTCCTTGTACTCTCTCCTGACGAAGTTGATCTACATGGTGATATTTACGATGCTGTTGAAGTTCGTAAAGCTTGTCATAATTTCAACATCCACTGTCGTAAAGCAAACCTCTTACATCTTTTTGATACCGAGTCTTTCTCGATTGTAGAAAGTTATATCGCTCCTGTTGAAATGCAGATGGGAGAAACGATTATCAAAGCTGGCAGTTGGTTGTCTGTTTTACAGTTTAACGATGATGAGATTTGGGAAGGTGTAAAGTCTGGTGACTACTCAGGAGTAAGTATTGGTGGTGTTGCTCAAGCTGAATCATTAGAGGAACAAGATGACTGATAAACGAAAAGCTAAAAGACGATTAAGTGACATTGACTTCTCTAAGGAAGGTTCTCACTTAGCTCTTGTCCATAAGGTACAAGGTGGTGCAGCTTCAGGCTACACTACGTTAATCACTAAAGCTACGGACAAGTATTCAGAAGAGTTTATTCAAAAAGCATCACAAATTCGTGTAACACTCTCTCTTCCAGATTTCTTAGAAACATTCTTTCATATTTGGGAAGATGACGCTGAAATTATTGCGGCTATGTTTGGGTATCAAGACACAGAAGATGACGAAAATGAATATGACAAAGAATCTTTCTGGTGCTGGTATCGTGATAAAGCTCGTGATATGGGTGTGGTGGACAGTTGGGGTTATCCAACATCTGAGCCAACAGATGAAGATAAAAAGATGTGGATTCAAGACCAACTAAAAGGAATTGAGATTCTTAAATCAGCTACTCTTGCTAAAGGTAGTGCCGATTTTATTAGTGGTCTAACAGAAGAACAATATCTTTCATTATTACAAGATCAAGAATTTATTGAAAAGTCTTTCGTTAAGAAAGAGATGTCTAACGACAATGGTGGCGGTAAGCCTGAACAAAATGAGGCTAATATAGCCGACACAAAGGAAAATACAATGACACAAGAGACTATTGAAAAAGCTCAATATGACGCTAAAGAAGTAGAATTACAAAAAGCGTTAGAAGAGATTCAAAAGGCTAAAGAAGAGATCGAAGCATTCAAAGCTAAAGAAAAACAAGCTATTGAGAAAGCTCGTGAAGCTGAAATTAAAGAAGCTGTAGCTGATGAAGTAGAAGCAACTAAACTTTTCAAAGCTGTTAAAGACTTAGAAGATGAAGCATTTAAAGATGTTGTTGGTGTTGTTAAAGCACTTTCTGCTAAATTAGATGATTCAGATATGTTCCATGAAAAAGGTTCAAAAGAAGAAGGCGTGAAGGTTGCAAAATCTGCTGTTCAATCTGAACTAGATAAACTTATTAATAAAGCAAAATAAGAGGATAATAATAAATGACAATTATTGCAACAGACACCCTTCGTTATTCAGATGTAGTTAAACACGAATACGAACCATCTTTAGCAACTACTCGTGAACTTGTTGTAGTTAACGATGCTGCTAAAACATTAACTTTAGGTATGTTACTTGGTAAAGTTACTGCTACTGGTAAATACAAAGAATCTGTACAAACTGCCACTGACGGTTCTGAAAACCCTGTAGCTGTTGTTGTTGGTAAAGATGAAAATAACCTTAGTATAGCCGTTCCTGCAACCACTGACACTAAAGTTTTAGCTATTGTTCGTGGTGCTGCTATTGTTCGTAAGACTGGTTTGAAACCACATAGCACGTTCAATGACGCTACTAAACTCGCTGCTGCTTATGCTTCTTTAGCTTCTAAGAACATTTTAGCTAACGATTCTATCTAATATAACAATAAAGGAAATATACAACAATGGCGATTATTCGTGACTATGGTAACGGTTTTAAGGTTACTGATTTAACTGAAGAGTTAATTGATATTCCTAATGAGTATGGTTTGATTAACCAATTAGGTATTTTTGATGTTGAGCCTGTATCTCAACATACAATCACTTTTGAACATTCTGACCGTGTTATCGGTTTGATTGGTGATAAAGTACGTGGTGAACGTAACAACGTATCGAAAGATGGTAAACGTGTTATGCGTTCATACGCAATCCCTCACTTCCCATTAGATGACTATATCACTCCACAGGATATTCAAGGTCAACGTGCTTATGGTGAAGAAGGTGCTGAACGTCTAGCTGCTGTTCAAGCTCGTAAGTTAATGACTATTCGTAAGTCACATGCTGCTACACTTGAAACTGCTCGTGCTAAAATGATTACATCAGGTGAGATTTATGCACCTAACGGTACTGTTGTTGGTAACGTTTATACAGACTTTGGTGTAACTCGTAAACAAGTTGCTATGGACTTAGCTAACGCTGCTACTGATGTTCTAGCTAAACAACGTGATATTGTTGATCATATCCAAGACAACATTTTAAGTGGTGAAAACCCAAGTGAAATTATTGCTATCTGTTCACCATCTTACTTTGATGCGTATGTCGCTCAAGCTGGTGTGAAAGAAGCTTATAAATTCTATACTTCTACACAAGAACCACTTCGTAACGGTAACTGGTCGCAATTCCGTCACGGGGAAATCACTTTGCTTCGTTATAATGGGAAATTCAAAGATTCTGCTGGTGTAACTCAAGCGTTGATTCCTGATGGTGATGCTTACTACCTGCCACTAGATACTTCTGACAGTTTCAAAACTTACTTCTCTCCTGCGAATAAGTTTGACTTAGCTAATACTCTTGGTGAGTCGGGATATACATTCCTTTATGAAGACGGTAAAGGTTCTAAGATTGAAATTGAGTCCGAAATGAACGTTTTGAACTTAATGAAGCGTCCTCAAGTAGTAGTTCGAGCAACTAAGAACGCTAGTGTATAATACTTAAGTTTTAATACAGTGTAAATCGGAGCTTGACTTCGGTTTACATTAATATTGGAATTTATGTGAAAGGAAAAGATAATGGCACTTACGTTAATTGATCAAGTAAGGTTAGAAATCGGGTTAGTTGGTGCTGCATATACCATTTTCTCTGATGAAGAAATCTCTCACTATTTACTTCAAAATAACAACAATGTAAAAAGAACAGGTAAAGAACTTGCTGTTAAGGTTTGTTTTATATTATCTCAATATGTACACACTAAAGCCGATGTCTTAGAAGAGTGGGGTCACGATTGGTTTAATAACTATTATAAATCTTTACAGATGTATCTAAACAACCCTAATTATAGTTTTGCCTTAGATAGTGCAAGACCGTATGCTGGTGGTATTAGTGTTACAGATATTCTAGAGAACGTAAACAACTCTGATAACTTTGTTGTTAGTGTTGAGGTTGGTATTCCTACAGATGGTGATGCTATCAATACAACAAATACAAATAGACAAGTGTTTAAGAGATTTCCTAACACTTTTTAACATTCCCAATGTGAGGTAGTGTAATGGGTATGAGTAGAAATCGTTTTAAGTCAAGTACAGAACGATTGATTGATAAACATGGAAGTTTGAGAGTATATGAAAGTATTGGTACTGAAGTATATAACCCTGAAACACAAACAGTAGAAGTCACTTCAACATTACACGAAGTTAAAATGTTCTCAACTGAACCATCTTACAGAGAAACAAAATCACCTAACCTAGTTGATAAAAGAGTAACAGTCTATCTTATTGCAACTTCATGTTTACCTGTTAAACCTAAAGTTGGCGATAAGATTACAGATATTTATCTTGGTGTCGATGACAAGTTAGAGGTACACAGCTTCTCTCATTATGAGGGGTTTGGAGATATTTGTATGTGGCGAGTTCTTTGTATTCGTGTATAAGGATGTAATATGGCTGTATATGAAGGTTCAAGAGGGATTGCTGCTTTACTTCAAAAGATAGAGACGAAAAGTAAACTACTTGTTGGTGAATCAGCAGAAAAGATTGCCACAGCATTAGTAGATGATAGTCCATTAGGTGCTGAGTATTACGCTTCCAAACAAGGTCTTATACAGAACGATGTTGGTGATTTTAAGAACTCTTGGAACGTTGGTTTAGGTACTCCTGACCCATCTACAAGAGTAGCCGACACAGCAGGGACAGCAGCAGTAGCAGACGCTATTGTGAAAGGTAAGCGATATAATTTAGAAGAAGAAGTTTATGTCACTAACAACGTAGATCACGCTGATAAGGTTGAAGAAGGTTGGAGGGATAACCCTGAATATGGTTGGAAAGCTAAAGATGGTTATCACGTTGTATCAAAGAATATATCAACAGCAAAATCAATATTAGAAATAGTAGCAGATAAAGTTAGTAAAATATAAGAGGTGTTGTTATGCAAAGTAACATAAGAAAGGCTTTCGAGAAGAAGCTTGTAGCAATGCCTTTAGGTTTAGGTGCAGTAAACACAGCTTATGAGAATACAACCTTTACACCTAAAGCTGATTTCCCTCATCAACTGTCAAGATTAGTTCCTCTACCTGTTGAGAATCCTACATTTGGTGATAATTACAATAGAGAGATTGGTTTCTATCAAGTTGTATTATCCTACCCTAAAGGTAAAGGTGTTGGAACATTAGCTACTATGGCTGATATGGTGAAAGATTATTTTAAAAGAGGTACAACATTAGTTGAAGGTTCGGATAAAATAATTATAGACAGAACACCCGAAATATCATCTGTCTATATAAATGATAATAGAGCAGAGATTACGATTCGTATTAGATATTACTCTGAGCAATACTAGATCACCTCTTTATCTAATTTAAAATAATTTATAACAATAATTGTGGAGTAAATAATGGCAACAGCTTCAGGTATTAATAAAGTAGTATCTTATAAAAAAGAAACTTCTTTTGGTACATTACCTTCCCCTACAACTGGTGGACAAACACTTCGTCGAGTATCGTCTACTTTTAACTTAACAAAAGAAACTTATCAATCAGAAGAAATCCGTACAGATTATCAATTGGTTGATTTCCGTCATGGTGTTCGTTCTGTAGAAGGCAGTATCTCAGGTGAACTTAGTGCAGGAACTTATGCAGATTTCTTAGCTTCTGCTTTAGCTCGTAACTGGACAGCATCTACACCATCCGCTTTAGGTGGTACAACTATTGCTTCTGTTACTGGTAAGTACACAATCACTCGTACAACTGGTAGTTGGTTAACTGATGCAGTTCGTGTTGGTAATGTTATTCGATTAACAGGCTTCGCTACAGCAAACAACAATGCTAACTTGCTTGTTATTGCCTTAACAGCAACAGTAGCTACTGTAGTAGCCCTAAACAATGTAAAACTAACTGCTGAGACAGTAGCTTCAGGTGGTACATATACAGTAGCAGGTAAAACAACTTACGCTCCTACAACTGGTCATACAGACGATTCATATACATTTGAAGAATGGTATTCAGATATCGGTCAATCAGAAGTAACAGTAGGTAATAAAGTAAATACTGTTGGTATTGCACTTCCTGCAACTGGTTTGACAACTGTTGATCTTAGTTTTATGGGTCAAGACTTGAAGCAACGTGGCGTATCACAGTTCTTCACTACCCCTACAGCTCAAAACAGCAATGGTATCTTTGCCGCAGTAAATGGTGCTTTGATTGTAAACGGTGCTCCTGTTGCTCTTGTTACTGGTGCTAACTTTAACATCAACCGTAACATGACTTCTGAAGCAGTAGTTGGTAGTAATATCAAACCTGAAATCTACGAAGGTCGTATTATCGTAGATGGTGACTTCACTACTCTATATCAAGACGGTACATTCGCTGGTTACTTTGATGAAGAAACAGAAATTAGTTTGGTTGTAGCTTTAACGGCTAACAGCTTACCTGATTCAGAGTTTATGTCTTTCACTATTCCACGTCTTAAACTGTCTACCGATACTAAAGATGATGGTGAAAAAGGTATTGTTTCTTCTAACTCATTCCAAGCCCTTAAAGGTAATGGTGCAAATGGTTTTGAAGCAACAACTATTATGATTTGTGATTCATCATTAGTGTAATTAACGATTAAAAACGGAGGGGTGAAAGTCCCCTCATTTTAAATTTTATTTTTATTTATTTTGAGGAAAAGAACATGGCTTTTGATATTAAATTAAACAACCTTTCAGAAAAAGCTGAAGCTGGTTACGAGTTTGAAGTGAAGTTACCTGATGGCACTTCAACAGATTTCTTCATTACTGTACGTGGTAATCAATCACCTAAGATGAAGAAATATAGTAAAGATTTATTCAATAAAATGCAAATGGAAGAATTGCGTAATAAGCGTAAAGGAAAAGGTGATCAACCTATCGACTTAGATGAAGCAGAAGCAACATTAGTTGAATCAGCGTGTGTACGTGTTATCTCATGGAAAGGTCTTGAAGAAGGCGGTAAGGTTGTAGAATCAACTCCTGAGAACATTAAGCGTATTATGCAAGAACATGATTGGATTCGTGCTCAAGTCTTAGAAGAAAGTGATAACGCTGCAAATTTCATCTAAGCAATATTCTTGATGACTGTATTGAGTATTGCAAGTATCAGTTTGAACACAATCAACGAACAAGTGATGGTGCGACTGTGAATGACCACATAGAGGCAGCGAAGAATAATCCCTTCCTTGCTTCTATGGGAGATAAGCATAAAATACTACAAGAAGCAACAGAAAGTGAACCTCCATTACTTCCAAGTGCTGCTCAATTTGCATGGACGTATTTCTTACGTTTAAATCAAACACGGCAGTCAGGGGGTTTTGGGGGTTTTTGTGCTATTAGCTATCAAGAAATGTTAGCTTTCTTTACATTAGAAGATGTATTTCCTGAACCATACGAATTAGAACTAATAAGGGTTTGGGATAGAATCGCTTTAGAACATTTCCAAAAAGAACAAGAGAAAGCTTCCAAAACTAAATGAGTATAAACATACGCACTTTTGGAACATATACTAAATAAGAGGAACAACAATGGATTTAGTTAAGATTGGTTTTCTAATTAAAGCTGATGGTTTAAAAGATGCTAACACAGAAGTAGAAAAACTACTCACTAAAGTTGATCAAGTAGGAAAGCAAGGTAAACAGTCTGCAACTGAATTTGATAACAGTCAAAAGAAAGTTAGAGATTCTTTAGGTAAGACAAAGAAAGAAACAGATGGTGTATTATCATCACAGCAAAAACAAATTGATCTGTACAAAAAAGCAATTTCTTTAGAACAGACTAAAGCTAGATATGTTTCACAAGGTATGGGTAAAACTGATGCAACTCGTTTAGCTCGTTTAGAGTTGTCAGGTGCAGATGTAACTACATTAAACAATTATAAAAAAGCAATTAATGAAACTAACCAAGCTTTAGCTGCTATGCGCCCTGTAGCTGTGCAAGCAGAAGAAAGTAATAATAAACTATTAGCTTCAATTAAAGGTATTGCAGCGTATGCTTTACTTTCTACAGCGATTTATGGTGTTATTACAGCTACAAGTGCATTAGGTGTTGCTACAGTTAAAATGGCAGATGAATACACAGCTATTCAGAACCGTATGAAGTTGTACATCAAAGATACTCAAGAGTTAGCTAAAGTTAATAGTCAACTTGCTCAATTCTCTGTTGAAAATAACGTAGGGTTAAGAGAAACAGCTACACTATTCTCTCGTCTTGCACCATCTATGCAAAAGCTTGGAGCTAACACAGCAGCGATTACAACTGTTGTAGATGCTTTTGGTAAGTCTATGCGTATCGGTGGTGCTACAGCTATGGAAGCAGCATCAGCTACCATTCAGTTCTCTCAAGCAATGGCAAGCGGAAAATTATCAGGGGACGAATTTCGATCTATCTCAGAAGCATCTCCACGATTCCTAAAAGCTATTGCTGATGGTAGTGGTATTGCTGCTGAAAGCTTAAAGAAACTTTCTTCTGAGGGGTTCTTAACAACAGCAGTAGTAGCGAGAGCATTACTCAAAGAATACCCTAAGTTAATTGAAGAAAACAAGAAACTTGGTGTCACCTTAGAGCAAGGTGCTAATGCTATTAAAACAGGCTTCCTTGTAGCTATTGGGGAGTTTAACGAAGGTGCTAAAGTAACTCAACACTTTGGTGAGATGATGGTTGATCTTGCTAAGAACATGTTTGAAGCAGCTAAAGGTGCTAGAGAGTTTGGTCAAGATGTTAAGAAGTGGTTTGAAGAAAATGCTGATACAATACAAACTGTAGTTGACGCTTTTAAATTATTAACTATAACTGTCGTTTCAAAATATGTAGCTAGTATGGTTGTTGCTGGTGCGATTTCGCTTAAAACTGCTTACAGTCTAAATGTAGCAGCGTTAGGGGCTACAGCAACTCAGCGTGCTTTTGGTCTTGCTGCCATAGCAGCAATTAGATTAGGTGGTGCGCTTGCTGCTTTAGCTACTCCGAAAAACTTATTTACTTTAGGTTTAACGGTTGCAGGTGTTGCAGCTAGTTACTTACTTCTGAGAGATAATGCTGCGGAAGCTACAACAAAAATTGTAGAACAAAGTGAGTATGCTGATCTAACTACTGAAGCATACAAGAAGCTTAACTCTGAACAACAGAAAAACGCACAAGCATCTTTAACTGAAGATATGAGCAAAATTAATAAAGAACTTGACTCACAAGCTAACGCTGTGAATCGTGTCCTATTAAGTTATGCTCAATTCAAACAAATGCAAGGGAAAGCTTTAAATCAAGAGACAGCAGATGTTATTAATCAGACCGTAAAAGGTTTAATTAGTTATGATACAGCATATCGTAAACTTATAAATTTAGGCGTTCCTAAGAATGTTATTGAAGATTTTAAAGAGCAGAAGACTGTTTATGATGAGGCAGCAAAAGCTGGGTTAAAAACAGAAGCAGCAGCTCGTGCAGCAGGTCTTGGGATTAAGCTTAGTGGCAATGAAGCTCAAAATACTTCTCCTGCTATTCGAGGTTTGAATGACGGTGTTAATGATCTTGGGGATGCAGCCATTAGTACAGCAGAATCTTTTGCTGCAATGGTTGCTGGATTTAGACAAGGCGTTGCAGATATCAAGACAACTTTGAAGGTTATGCAAAGTTATGACTTAAGTGAAGGTATTGCTCAACAGCTTATCAAAGAGTCTCAAAACCTTGCTAGTCAAGATGCACGTATTGTTGATGCAAGAAGCAAGAATAAAAAAGCTAAAGAAGAAGAAATTGCGCTATTAGGTGATAAACCAAGTCAAAAACAGTTAGACGCTATTTCTAAACGCTATGCTGCAATGGAGAAAGCTGTTGCTGGAGGACAGAGCAGATTAGCTGAACAATATATGAAGCTTGCTGCTCCAGATGCTCAAAAACTTCAAGCAGCTACAGATGAGAAAAACAAGTTTATCTCTGATCAGAATAAGACTGGTAAGAAGGCAGCAGAACAAGCTGAACAAACAGCAGAACAAGAGCGTAAACGTCTACAAAGTATTCGTGACAATTACGATGATCAAATATCTGCTGTGTCAAGGCTAAATAAGTTCAAAGCCGAAGGTATGTCTTATGATGTAGCTAAGATTGCTGCGGAAAAAGATTACTATGAAGCTTATACAAACGTAGAAAAAGCATTTGAGTTGGCAGAAGCTAGAAAGACTTTAGCAAGAATTGATGCAAAAGGTGCTCTTGAGAATGAAACTCTCCTCCTAACAAAACTACTCCTACTCCAAGAAAAGGGTGTTGGTTATGAACTAGCGAGAACCTTAGCTCAAGCAGCTTTTTCTGATGACCAAGAAGGTATGCTTGCTGCTGCACAATCTATGCACAATGAGCTTGTAGCGCAACAATATTCTTTAGCAGATCAAGTGAAACAACAAACATTGCTTAACCACTATCTTGATAAGGGGTTGACATTAGAGGAAGCTCAAGTTGAAGCATCATTCAAGCGACTTGAGAATATTCAGAAAGAAGCAGGGATGAAAGGTTTATCCGATCAACAGAAGAAACTGAAAGAGGATACATTAGAGAATCAGAAACAACTGAAAATTAAACAAACTGAAGCTCAAGTTTCTCAATCTTTAACGAATGCTGAAAAGCAACGTGTAGCTTATGTCAACGCTCAAGCAGGTGGTTACGCTAACCTGATTAAGAACATGGCAATCGCTAACAAAATAGCTAGTGACCCTACACTATCTCCTGATCAAGCTAAAAAGTTAGTTGAAGCTGAAGAATTAACTAACTACGAAAAAGAGTTAGCTGAACTTAAACGTCAAACTTACATTGCTACGTTGGATGAAAGTGACGCTGTTAAGGATATTATAAGTAATTATGCAACATGGGATAGTGTTCAAGTAGGTGCTTATGACAGACAACAGAAATTGTTAGGTATTGCTAAAGAGTTAGCCGAAGAAGCTGAAAAGCAACGTAACAATCCTCTTGGTGATTTTAGTAATGTTGATTTCAATGTCTTTGGTGATTTTGGTAATCCTTTTGAATCTGCTCTTGCTGGTTTGAATGAGTTTGTTGCTAAATCAACAGAAAGTAGAAACATCTTAGCTAGTATTGAGAAAGATATTGTTGCTGCTAAAGAGCAAGGTTTAAGTGTAAATGACTTAGAGCTTGAGCGTAATACAGTTCTTGCTAATCAAGAGAAAGATCGTAAAAAGTCAATCGACAAAGGGATTACAACTTCATTAACCTTAACTAAATCTTTATTCAAAGAGGAAAGTAAAGGTTATAAAGTTGTAAGTGGTTTAGAGAAAGCTTATCAAGCTTCTAAAATTGCTTTCCAAATGTGGAAGAACAGAGAGAAGATTAAAGAAACAGCTTTAGAGATTTGGGGTTATGCTAAATCAGCAGCTTCTTACGTTGCTACAACAGCTACGAAAGTTGCTGCTGAAGGTGGTTTGAATATTGTTAAAGGTATTGGTGCAATATTATCTGCTGCTCAACAAGCAGGACCATTAGCCTTCGTTGGTTTTGCAGCAATGGCGGCTTTAGTTGCAGGGCTAGGTATTGCTATTGGTGGAGGTGGTAGTAGCGGTGGTGAGTACGTTGATACATCAAATCAAGGTACAGGGACAGTCTTTGGTGATTCAGAAGCTCAATCAGCTAGTATTGCTAACTCTATTGACTTGTTATCTGAAAACAGTGACCTAATGCTTCCATTAACTTCTGCAATGTTACGCTCTTTGAGAAACATTGAAAGTAGTATTGGTGGTGTTACTAACTTAATCTTACGTGGTGAGTTAGGTGGAGATTTCTCAAACTTAGAGTTTGATGGTAAGTTAACAGGTGTAATTGGTACTGCTAATAAAATATATACTGGCATTTCTACAACAATGATGAACGTGCTCACACTCGGTTTAGACAAACTGCTGTTAGGTGGAGCACTTGGAAATCTTGTTAGTGGTATTGCTTCAACCGTATTTGGTGGTTTGTTTGGTAAGACTTCTCAGGAAGTTGTGGCAAGTGGTTTGTATGCTAGTGATCAAAAACTATCTGATATTCTGAGCAATGGTTTGAACCTAAAGCAATACGCCGATGTTGAGACAACTACTAAATCTTGGTTTAGTAGTAGTTCAAGTACAAGCACTCAATATGCTGCTGTGGATGATGAAATCAAACAGCAATTTACTCTAATCTTTGGTGGTTTCTATGACTCAATCTTATCTGCTACTGATATTCTTGGTGCTGATTTAAGTACAGTTGAAAATAACCTTAAAAATGCTGTAGTTTCTATTGGTAAGATCAACCTTAAAGGTCTTAGTGGTGAGGAAATCCAAGAGAAGTTAGAAGCTGTATTTGGGGCTGCTGCTGATGACCTTGCTAAACAAGCTTTTGGTGGTTTAGATGAGTTCCAATCTGTAGGTGAAGGTTACTATGAAACTCTAGTGAAAGTTGCTTCTGCTGTTGAAGAAGCTGCTTACTACACTGATAGATTAAACGTAACTTCAATCAACTACACTGACATTATCAACAAACAAGCTGATGACCTTGCTGCTGAAATCATTAGACAATCATACTTAACTAAGGTAGGTATTTCAACTATCAAAGGTGGTATGACTGACCTTGTAAATACTTTCGATGGTAGTGCTGAAGAAATAACAGACTTCATTAGTACCTTAGAAGATTTACAAGAACAACTGTTTATGACAGGTAAGAATGCAGATTACCTAACTTCTTCAATGATATTAGGCGCAGGAGGATTAGATAAGTTATCAAGTGGTTTAGACGCTTACTTTGAAATGTTATCTCCTGCTGAACAAGCTGCTGAATTAACACGTAGATTGACAAATGAGTTTGCTATCTTTGGTAAGGAATTACCAGCGAACACAATTGCCTATCGTGACCTTCTTAATAGTATTACTGACACAGAGTTGGCAACAGAAGCAGGACAAAAGTTATATGGTCAAATCATCGCTTTAGCTCCTGAGTTTAACGATCTACAAGACTCGATTAAGAGTGCTAATAGCGAAGTTAATGCTCTTGTGCAATCTCTACGTGATTTAGCTGAACAAGCTAGAGCAGCGAGAGGTGAAACAGAACAACCACGTAACTTAGCTTACACTCGTAGTCAGTTTGAACAAGCTTCTGTTCTTGCTATGCAAGGTGATACTGCTTCTGCTGAAAAGCTCCTTACTCTTGGTAAGGACTTGATAGGTTTAAGTAAGACTTACTCTGTAACTGGAAGCGAATATGCTCGTGATTTAGCTCTTATTCAACGAGCAGCTACAGTTAGTGCAGACATACAAGAACAAGGGCTAGGAACGTCAATTAGCACTACTCTAACGCCTTCTAGTGGCACTACAACAACACCTATAGTAAATACTAATAACACATCAACAGATGCGAAGCTTGATGCTTTGTCTGAGAAGTTAGAAGCTGGTTTGTTTGCTATTGCTAAATACACGCAAGATAGTGCAAGTCGATTAGAGCGTTGGGATGATGGCAGTCGTATGCTTGTTGGTGTTCAACCTGAAAACGGTGATCAACCTGTCCCTGTAAAAGTTGTACCATAATTACTTAAATATGAGGGGAACTTCGGTTCTCCTTGTATAAATATTGGAGCATTTATAAATTTGAGGAAATTAAATGAGAGTTATTAAAAGTATAGTAACAACAGATACTATCTTAACTTCTAGCAACATAGCAGAAGACGAACACCCTGCTTGGGTTGCAAGCACAAGTTATAATGCTTCTGATAGAGTTATATTTGAACATAAAATATATGAAGCGATATTAGCTCATACAAATACAACTACCCCTGATTTAGATCAAACAAATTGGTTAAGTCTTGGAGCTACAAACAGATATAGAATGTTTGATAACATCATTTCTAGTGTAAGTAGTAAGACAGGTGGTATTGAGTTTACATTAACACCTAACCAAGTTGTAAACAGTATTGCTTTATTAAATGTGAATGCCTCTACTGTACGTGTTGTTGTCACAGACCTTATTGACGGTGTTGTATATGATAAAACAAAAGAACTACGATCATCAAGTGAAGTTATAGATTATTACTCTTATTTCTTCGCTCCTTTACTTAACCTAGAAGATTTGAAAACAGCTATCTTCTTAGACTTACCTACAAACTACCCAACAGCGACCATTGCCGTCTACATCAACTCAGGTGCAGGATTAGTTGAGGTTGGTGAGGTTGTTTACGGTATTCAAAGTGTCGTGGGTAGAACAAACTACGGAACAGCGATTGGTATCAAGTCTTACAGTAGAAAAGAAACAGATGAGTTTGGTAAAGTAACCGTAATTAAAAGAAAGAACAGTAAATATGCAGACTATGATGTAGACATAGACAACATAAATCTTGCAAGTGTTCAGAGATTATTCTCTGATATTGATTCTGTACCTTGTGTGTTTGTCGGCAATCCTGATTTAGAAGAGACTATTGTTTATGGTTTCTACAGTGATTTTAAAGCAACAATCTCATTCCCAACGGTCAGTAAATGTAATCTTCGTGTGGAGGGGTTGATATAATGCCAGCACCAAACGTAAATACTCTACCTCAAGCTCCTGCTAGATTGAGCAGACCAAGTAGTTTTGTAACTGACTCTGCTTTATTCTTAGAAGCTTTGCCAACTTACCGAACGCAAGTAAACCAATTTAGTTCGTACATCAACTCTCAAATACCTAACAAATATAATTTAGGTAAGGTTACAGGGGTTAGGAATTTTCCAACACTTTTTCAAACAAATATCACTGATATTGAGTTCGTGGACAACCTCACATTCACAAGTGACTTAGACGCATTATACTCTGTTGTTTACCAACATAGTCAAGGAATTAATAATGCTGGTGATTGGTTTGATTTAGTAGTCACGGAACACGGAGTAATGCCTTTTGATATAAATAAACCTTTAGTGTCGGGTGTAACACAACCCATGTCGAGGAATCAAGAAAGAGTTACGTTTAACAACGATGCTGCTTTATTTAGTGAAACAGTTGTCGATAATATTAACTCCCTTTATCAGAGTGTTTGGTACACATATATTACTAATTGCGGTAACGACGACAATGGTTTAATAACAGATG